ACCCCATAACCCAGCGCACTGATCGCCCCATGCTTGCCTGGTGACCAGTCGCCAGTGATGATAATACGCCCAGCATCAAATATGATCGATACACTCATTATATGACCACCCCCCTCCCTGGCCAGTCTGTAGTGGGTGTCACTTTCTTTTATCAGTATGTTCTGGGCCATACTTTCGTAGTAATCATCCATTGTCATGGGTGGATAATCGCGTGTTAAATACTTCTCAATTTTGCTCATTTTTCACCTTTTATTATGAGTAGCTAACTATTATTAAAAATCTCGAATCCTGGCAGTACTGCGCAGTCTGGTGCCTGATTGCCCCATACGTGCCAATGATAATTGACTGGCCTCCTGGCGAACATTTCAAGGTATGGGCCTGGTAGACTTTCGCAGTATTCATGTATATTGTCTGGCTTTCTGCTGTGCTCCATTCGCTTGCTTATCAGGCCCATGAAGTGATGATGCTGTGGCGGTCTGGCTTTTCCACGCCTGCCTATTAATATAGGTTCACTAGCCCCACGCACCCAGGCACCAGTGCCCCATGATGGCCTGATCCTCATATCGTTAAACAGATCGTATACTGGCGCTCTATTCAATTTCACCCAGGGAAAACCCGTCACATATTCAAAACCCCATAGATCCATCACCATCAGCGCCCCAGCTAAATGTGGCCAGGTGGCCCACATAATCAAGATCCCATTATCGTGCGCTATGCGCTTGACTGGAAAGGCAGCTATTAGATCGATCCCCATAACATCATAGTGGGCAGCCGCTCTGCCATTGCCCCCATTGCGATAAACCCAGGGAGGATCGGCCAGTATTAACCTATAGCCACCATCTGGCATAGTAGGCGCTGTCATTGTCGCACCACCCACCAGGCTAGGGCGCAGCACAGCACCAGGCCAACAATGGCCACAGCGATCAGGGCTGGCATCATCGCACCCCCCGATCTATATCGGCTGTGGCTTTGTCTCTGGCCAGGGCTACTATATCTACTGGCTGGCCCGTTATCTCTGCCAGGGCACCAGCTAGGCAGAAGATAGCCACCTGTAGATCGGCCAGCTCTGCTATCATTGGCAACGGATCTACAGCGCTGTCAGGCTGATCTGCCCAGCTATCTGGATTATTAAAAACGCGCTTGGCCATCGTTCCTGCTGTGTCGATATCGCCCAGCATTGCTTTGATGTTACTGTTGGTATTAGTCTCTGGATAGGCAGGCCAGGCCATATGCTCTGCCACTTCCAGCAGCTCCTCTGCTAACTTGGCCACCTGCCTGGCTGCAAACTGATGGGCAGTATAGCCCTCTCGATAGCCACGAATAGCCACGGCCGCTGCCACGGCCTGCTGGGCTGGGATCGCTGCACTAGGTAGCCCAGCACTATCCAGCGCGTGATCGTCGCATACCACGACAACCCTATAGCCGCTGGCTGGCTGGCTGCTGGTCATGTCGCCTGCTATGATGTTTGGCAGATCTTCTGGTGCGATCCTGTGATCGCTGCGCTGTTGCATGATCGTGGCTGGTGCGCTGCAAAATTCACACTTTATGCTATTCACTGTGGCCCTCCATCCCCTGATTAATGACCACAGCGCGCTGGCCTGGTTTGCCTGGTTCGCTTATCATCACCACGGCCAAAGATAACCCCAGCATGTGCATATAACCACGGCACGCCCCCCGATCTTCGTTCTCGTACAGCGCCACTATAGTGCCACCGCTTGCACTTTCAAATGAGACTACATACAGGCCATTTTCACCCAGTTGATCATTAAACAGATCTAACTTGATCACGCTGCCATTCTCCAAATTTACAAAATCTTTGTTTGCATCTTCCACCCAAAACATAAAGCCCTCCTATAACCTAGCGCCCAGGATAAAAAGCCCAGGCAATATGATAATAATAAAAATAAAAGAATACAGCCACGATCCTGCCAGATCGCCTGCTAGTGGCAGCGCCACTGGTGCGATCAGGCCAGCGATAATGGCCAGGAACAAACGATAAAAAACGCGCCTATTTATCATCTTGATCAATATATTGGTTTATAAATGGCCGCAGTATATCGCCAGCATCATGGCCAAAATAAAAAGCCACACGCCCCACTAGTTGATAAGTGACTCGCGTACGCCCCCGGGCTACATTGCTGATACTTTGCGCAGTGTAGCCCGTTTTGGCTGCCAGCGCTGCCTGGCTCTGGCCTGTGTGGGCTGCTAATTGTTTGATGGGATTATCCATAACTTTCACCTCTTGCGACCCCTGGCCGCTGTTAAAATCTGCCCCAGCCCCAACTGGCTGGATATAAAATCTAAGTCAAATTATAGTTTCTGTCAATAGGCAATAAAAAACGGCCACTTAACGGCCGTTCTTGATTTCATGTATAAGCACACCAAAGCGGCCGCCCTGGGCCACCCTGCTGGGCTGTATGTTATTTAATGATCTGCCTGCAACCTTGACCCGCTGCTGATCTCCCAGTGATGACAGGGGATCGCGCTTGTTCCAATTTGTACACGCCTAGCTGGGAGCGGAGAAAGTTAGCCAGGCGCTGGGCCAAATTACCAGGCAGCTATCAAATAAATTTGTACCACTGGCCAGCCAAGTGCGCCAGGCAGTGGGTCTATATTATATGCGTGCCGTATCTTCGTGAGCGATGGCCAGGATCAAAAAACCCACTAGGGCATCTATGGCCGCCCATACTTCCAGATCGACGTTAAAATTATTTAATACTACAGTTTGAATAATGCCAAATAGCAAAAGCCAAAATTTACGGCTATAGATTAATGATGTTATACCTTTAAATTTCTGCATTGTTTATTGTTCCTTTTATGTCGTTGCTTGAATATACCAGATCCCGCTGCCATCTGTCCACAAGCTAACACTATCATATTGAGCAGATAGGCTATGAGTAGTGGCACCCTCTATGGTATCAGATCCAGCCCTGGTGACTGTCACAGCCAGCGCGCTGCTGGTGCGTTTTATAATCAATAATCGGTTTATATTTATAGCACTGGCTGGTAGTGTCAGTGTCATGGCAAAGCCAGTGGCCTCTGCCAGCACAAAGCAATCATCATCTACAATGGTATAACTGGTGCCAGACACACTGCGCCCAGCCAGATACCTGCGCCCATCATCGACCCTGATCCCCATTGCACGCAGTTGGGCCAGTAGTTCACCCAACAACTTCGGCACCTGGCCAGAACGCAAAACACTCATTTGCGCCCCGCTCTGCTGCCCAGGCTTGAAAATTTGCCCACAGCGCCCATGATGTTTGTGGCTGCCATCTCTAGCCCTGCCAGTCTCATGATCTGCTGGTTAGCGCCTTTTAACTTTAGGCCCTGCGCGCTGTATTCCACTGATTCTATAAATAAAGCGCGTGGATCATCCAGTAAAGTGCTGGCCCTGGGCCTGCCTGCCAAAATATCACGCACCAGGGCAACCTGGCCAGGCACCACCAGTGGATCTGGCACCCAGTTATTGCCAGCATCATACATGCGCCTACGGCCGCTAGCCCTGCGATCTTTCACGCTGAAAAAGTAGGCTATACTACTGGTGTTAGCCTGGTTATAGTTTAATGTCCGCCCAGCGTAGCAGCCAGCGATCCATCTATTGCCGCTGGTATCACCCTCCGCTGTTATTTCTTTTATTCGTTGCCAGGCTGGCCTGTAGTCCAGCTCCTGCCTAATTTGCAAGGTATTAGTATCGATAGTGCCAGCCGTGACAAAATCAGCGCCAGATAGGGCGTCTGCTATTTCGTCATCAGCATCATCTGTGGCCGCCACAGCGGGTGCTACGCTCAAGTGCTGCCAGTCCAGGCTGTGCGCATAGCCTAAAATTTCAACCTGGCACACGCCCTGCTGGGTGGGATCCCAGTCAGCCACATCTACAGTGATAATCTTTGGCTCTTTTTGCTCGTCTAGGATCTTATCACGCAGCGCCTCTGCACTGGCCTGGCTCATATTGCGAGTAGCCCTATAAATTAGATCCTTAGTGCCCCAACTAGCCACGCTGCTGCTATCGCTATTAAACGATGTTAGCGCAGTAGGTTCACCTGTGCCTGGGGTGTAGTAAACGGCCACATTATTGAATACTGTGTCGAGTGTGCGCACTAGCACCAACCCGTTATAACTGAGTCTGATCGTATTAATAAACCCATTAAATGCCACCTGGCCTGCGTAGCTCTCGACTACGTGGCCAGCCAGCCGATTATCTAGCCAGTCCTCTAGCACCTGATCGCTCGCAGAAAAAGTGGCGCTGGCTGCAAAATCACCACCCAGCGCCAGGCTGGTGCGCTTGTATGATGGCCACCAGCGCCTGGTGACATCTTCTAAAAAATCACCATTTCCAATGATAGGCGAAAAAACGCGCAGATCAGATAGTGCTGTCATGTGTCACCCCTGATGGCCAGGCAGCGTGGTATTATTTTAACTGTCACATCGATGGCCCAGTTAGGGGGTGCCACATCATTGACCCCAGTCCAAAAAAAATACAGTCTATTGTGTCTGTTGGGCTTGAATTGTAAATAACGCCCCCCTGGTTCTGGGGGTGTGGTATCTGCCTGGCTGTATGCCCCTCCGCTGGTCTGCTGATAGACCCTTTCCAGGTTGCCATCCACAGTGAGTAGGTTGCCAGTGGGCTGGGTATTGTTGACCACGAAAGGCGCAAACTCTGATATAGGCACCAGCCACAGATCGAAAAAGCGGAAAGTGCCGCCCCCTGCCACAGTGACAACTAATTTTATATTGTAATCAGCATCGGCAAGCCCTGGGTTGTAAGTGCCCCCAGGTATCGTGGTGCGCCCCATAAAGTGGGCAGCGGCTGGGCTGGCTGTGGTGTTGACCGTGACAGCGTCTAGCCCTACATAATCATTACCGTGCTTAAATGTCATAGTACCACTACCGCCAGACATGACAGCCACAGCATATACATAATAATCGCCTGCATAATTGGCCATTTTTCTGGCCGCTGCTGTCAATGTCCAGCGCAGCGTAGCCCCAGCAGCCAGATCAATGCGTATATTTTCGGGTGCCTCTACATCAGCCGCCTGGCTGCCCACGTTGTCTAGCTCCAGTGTGGCATCTAGGTGGGGAATAAAATCATTTAGATCGCTGGTGCTGCTGCTCGATTTCATGGCCACGATCACATCTGTGGCCAGTTCGTCCCATTCCTGATCAAATATAATCAGGCCAGGTGCATCACCATCTGCATCAGTATCTGCAATAGTGACAAAATTGTCACCATCTGCATCCTGCTTATTATAAACAGTGGTAGCAGCTACAGCCGTGGTAGGTGTGCCATTGGGTGCCGTGTAGCGCCAGAGTCCCTCTCGCGTTATTTGGGGCATTAGGTCAACAGGCCCATCTGGCCCCCAGTGGCGACTACTTAGCCGATCTGGCCATATTTCGCTTAAAATAGCATAGCGGCTGGATGTTTCGCTGTGCGTGCGTGCTTCTAGCCATACCCACTGATCCAGCAGCTCCCGATCTGTATAATCCCAAGCCTCCCCAGCTAATTGCATAAGCGCCTGGATCGTGCTGTCCCTGGTATCATCGTCCTCCTCCATCCAGGCCAGTTTTATAATTTCCACCACATCTGCATAGTCCCCAGATGGCAAGCGCCTGGCTATGGCCTGCGCCCAGTTCTGGATATATAGCGCTGTGGTATCCAGTAGATCTACGCTGTCTGTCCCGTTAGTTATCTTTAATACAGCAGCCATTAAAATACCTCGAATCGTGCAGCAGCCTGCTGGCCGCTTAAATAGTCAATAAAAAGGCGCATAGCCCCCCGATCATTAATGTTGACGTTCTCTATAGTGATCTGCTGCCCACCAGGCCCAGCTGCCCCACCAGGCGTGGCTAGATTAGCGAACGCGCCAGGCGTGGCCAAATTAGTGAACGCGCCAGGCGTGGCTAGATCTGTGAACGCACCAGGCACGGCGCCTGGTATTGTAACTGGCTCGATTGTGTCATCAAACCCACCCATAGCGGCCTCAGCCAGTCCTGACATGGTATCAGCCGCAGCATCATGGCCAGCGTGTAGCGAATTAACCAGCCCATCTACAATATTATGACCCACTTCTGCCATCACCTTACTAGGTGATTCTATACCAAAAAAGCCCCTGATAGCATCCAGGCTGTTGCTGGCTATATCGATAATGGCCCCTACCACAGCATCAGATCCGCTGTTCAGGGCGCCGATCAGCCCATCTATGATATTTTGCCCCAGGGCTGCCCAGTCTGTATTATTAAACTTATTAGTAATAGATGTGATCAGGCTGTCAAGTATTCCCAAAATAGCAGCCGCCGCAGTGTCCTGCACTGTCCTGATAGTTTCCCAAGCAGCATCCCAGGCAGAGCGCAGGCCCTCGCCAAACGCCTCCCAGTCACCCTGGATAGCAGCCGCCACAGCATCAATCACATCACCAATCACAGTGATCGCAGTGTCAACAATAAGCCCGATATTATCCCAGGCTACCTGGGCTGCATTTTCAATAGCTGCCCCATGTTCTTCCCATAAGCCCTGGATAATGCCCAGCGTAGTGGATACCACAGCGCCCACAGCAGCCATAATAGTGGTTATAGTGCTGTCAATGGCAGCCATAGCAGCATCAACTATGATCATGATGCTATCCCCATGTTCCTGCCAGAACGCCCTGATCGTGGTCAGGGCTGTATTGATCACTTCTTGAATAGCCCCCAGCGCTGTGTTGGTAATGCCCTGTATATTAAACCAGTTATTTGCCCAGGCTGTGGCCACTGTCACCCACAGCGCCCCTATGGCTATAATAGGTGCATTAAGTAGCACGATAGCTGCCCCCACAGCACCCACGATGGGTAGTATTATATTCATATTTTCACTGACAAATGTGAACGCATCGCCCAGCAGTGGCAGTGCTACGGCCGCTGCATTTTGGATCCACTCGCCCAGCTGCACCATGCCTGGTATTAATTGCTCTAGTACCTGGCTGGCAAACTGCTGGGCAGCAGGTATGCCTGTGGTAGTCATCCAATCAGATAATTGCAGCAGGGCTGGGATCACATTGGCTTGTATCCAGTCACCCGCAGCCACTAAGGCTGGGGATAGTCTGTTTTCCCAAAAATCCACCAGCGCAGCCGTGGCCACTGGGATCTTATCAGATAGCCAAGTGGATAATTCCACTAGTTTGGGTGTGGCTGTAGAAACAACCCCAGCCAAAAAATCACCCAGCGGAAGTAAGGCAGCCATCACCTGGCGCTTGGCACCCTCCCACGCTGGGCCTATGCCCTGATCCACTGTGGCCGCTGCATCTAGCGTGGCCCCTTCTACATCGCCCAGGCCCTGCTCCATCTCATCTAAGGCAAAGATAGCCTGGCTGCCCAGATCTTCCCAGGTAGCACCAAACAGCGCCACGCCAGCAGCATCCTGGGCCAGTGGATCGCCTGTGTCCTCCAGTGACTTGACTACCAGATCCAGGGCATCTTTGGCCGTGATCGATCCATCCTGAAAACCAGCAAACAGCGCCTCGCTGTCCACGCCTATGGCATCCAGCGCTGTGGACGTTAGATCGCTGCCATCTATAATGCGCGTCGTAAATTCACGCACACTGTCTGCCACTTTGTCCATATTGAACGCGCCAGCCTCAGATCCGGCTGTCAATATGCTAAACATGTCCACAGCGCTGAAACCAGCAGCCGCAAAATCAGCGCTATACTCGTTTATGACATCCAGTAGATCATCAGCGGGATCGCCTGTGGCTTGTATCGTGGCTGTGACTAAATCAAATACCTCGCCAGCAGTGCCCCCAAAATTCAACACGGCTGTATTAGCAGCCTGGGCGCTTTTTTCGATTTCTTGGCCAAACACATCACGCAAAGTAATGGCCTGGGCCGTGGTCGTTTCTAGCGCATCGCCAGTGCCGCCCAGCACGCTGGCCACAGTCGTCATAGCCGCCGCTGCATCTTCTAAATTGCCCCCAAAATTGGCAGTAAACAGATCCAGCGCCTGCTCTTTAAAATCGGCCACGGCCTCGCTATTGGCACCCGTTGTGGCCTGGAATAAATTAGCCGCAGTGGATAGATCTTGGCTCATTGTGAACGCGCTGGCCCCTACAGCAGCCATAGCGCCAATAGCTAGTACAGCGCCCCCTGCTGCCATCGCACCCAGGGTGCTGGCTAGTCCACCTACTTTGCCGCCCACGCTTTCCAGTGCAGCGCTGGCCCCTTTATCTTCGCCTGTTAAAAATAGACTAACTGTGCTACTCGGCATTATGGGCCTCCCAGCCAGTTCATCAGCAGCCCGATCCCAATGGTAGAGAGTGCGCCTAAAATCGCGCCTATGGCTGCTGTTATGTTTCTCATTCTAAACTCAAGGGGAGCTATTCTATCATTCAAGGCTGCCAGCAGCTGGGCCTGATCGGCCTGGTATTTTTCCATTGCTATGGCCTGGGCTTGTCTGTGCTCCTCTCTCTCAGTTCGCAGCGCGATCCTGTGCTCGCGCTCATCAGCTATAGACGCTTTGACCATTTCTTCTAGGTGTGCTAGTGAAGCCATCATCACGGCCACATTGGAACGCAGATCGTAAAACTCTTTAGGATCGATGTTATCAGCCATTAGCCGCCCACCTGGCTGGCTATGACTAAAAAGATCACCACCACAGCTATCAGCGCCACGATGGCCACCAGTGCTGCGCCTTTTCCGCTTCCGTTATCATCCATGATCATCACCACCCTCGCTGGTGCGCTGCATCTTCATTAGTTCAGCGACTAGCCGATCTTGCAGCGCTTTATTTTCTAAAACATAGCGCCAAAACATCCTATAGGCCCTGGCCTGGAATAGATTATAAATCAGAACGATCACGATAATGGCCACTAGTGACAATCCGCTGATGGCCAACAGTGGCCCATAGCCGCTTAGTGTGTCCATTCTAGCCTCCCAGCCTCTGCCAGACACATCCAGCCAGCAATAGAGACAGCCAGCACGGCCAGTGCGCTGCCCCACCAGGCGCTGTGATTGCCTAGCACAGCAATGGCCATTATATTGGCCACTAGCAGCGCCAGGCTAGTGCGTAGCGGCCACCCAGGCCACCACAGCCACCAGGCTAGCGCAGCAGCCCCTGAGACAATGGCTAGGCCATAGAACCTGCCAGCTAGTGCCACCAGCGCCCAGGCTAGTGCCCAGGCTGCTAAGTTAGCGCCTGCCCCACTGTGCGCGCGTTTTTTGTTTAAAGTTCTCCAGTTCTTGGCGCTCATTTTTTTGTATGATCCTGTGTTGAATTTCGGCCAGTGCTGCCCAGTCCTCGCGATCTACCTGGCTAGGCAGCCATCCATAGTGCTGGGCCAGTCCTATTGTGTCTGGTCTGGCCCACGGCTGGCCTGGCCTTTTGGGCTGGCTTGCAAACAACCCACCAGCCACGGCCATTGCTCCTGCGCATCCAGATGGCCAAAAACTTTGGGATCTAGCTCTGGATCCCCCAGTGGCTCATCTGTGTCTACATCCAGCACCCCGTACCAGGTGGGGATTAAAGCAGCTACCAGGCTATAAACCTCGTCGGCTGTGGTGCACTCTTTGATAGCATCTAGCCGCCAAATAGCGATCCGTTTTTTACGCATCACATAAGCGCCCTCAACATCGAATACCGCAGCAGGCAGATCGATGCGCACCATTTTCTTGCTTTTGCTTTTATTTTTCATTTTTCACCTTATTGAATAGTCCCTACAAATTGTTATTAAGTTAGACCGCTCTCATCATTGATAACTGTAGATTTCCAGGCATAGGCCAAAGTGGGATCGTAGAGGCTGCGCGTCATGAGCGCGAGTTTACGCACTGGGCCACTGCGCGTAAACTCATGCGTAGACCACTTGCCAGCGATATCAAAAGTAAAATCATCATTCCCTGTGCCTGGCACGTTTAAACGTGCAAAGCGCATATCATTGGCCTTGAAATGGCCAGTAAATTCTGTCAGGGTCGTGGCATCCAGTAGCAGCTCAACTACAAATTCTACGTGCCGATCCCCGCGTCGATAGGCGCTCATCTCGCCGCTGTTATTGCCTGGCCAGATAGGCACGATGTTATTATTGCATTTAATAGACCACGACAAAACAGCCCCAGCCACCTCTGTGCCACCGATCCCACCAGCCGTATCATCCAGATATAGCGTGCTGTTTTTAAATGGCATATAGCCAGCACGCAGATCTGGCGCAGTTAGGGCACCAGTGATAGAAGCTACAGTCAGTTTTTGCCCGATCAGGCTGTAGGTAGCCTGGCAGATACCTGGCCCACCATCACCATCACTGCCTGACAATTCCCATTCTGTCACAGCCGATCCATTCATTTCAAAAGCTGTCACACTATCGGCAAACTCGAAAGTAGCCGTTTCCAGGGCATCGGCTGTGGCCTCGCTATCATAGGCCCAGGTATATGGCCCCACCCCAGTGGGTGATACGTTGCCCTCCATTGCCAATTGTGACCACCAGTGCAAGGTGTCATAAGCAATGTCCTGATCCATCTGCCAATTAGCGGCCACGTGCGTTTCTGCACTCTCGTAGTATTGGTTAAACGTGCCACGCGCCTGGGTGATATCGGCTTTAAAGCGCTCCTCATTGGGGAAAATTCCCTCTTTAGGTAAAATCACTCGATCAGCAGCCACCGCTGTGAATCGCGTGGACTCTATGCCTGCCTGGACTACAGTCAATGCTGCATTACTCATGGGTTATCTCCTATAATTTTATATATGCCTGATTTTAGGCATTGATCCAAATCAATCACTGTTAAAGCGTGCACTTCTGCTGGTGCCAGATCTCTGGCTGGTATTCCGTGCAAGTGCTTGCCGCTTTTTCCGATATAGCGCAGCCCATTGGCCATAGCTTTGGCTATAGGTGTCTTCTTGGCCGCTGCTGTTGTTTTTTTCTTAGCTGTCATGGGTGATGCTCTCCAATATAACCTCGCACACCCTATAGGGCACGCCCCCGATCTCGACGAAAGAGGGTGCTATAGGTGTGCTGCTGCTGGCCAGTTCCTCGTAATTAGTGCCCCCCTGGCCATCCCGTACAATTTGTAAAATCTTAGTAACCAGATCGCCCAGGGCTATCTCTGCTGCTGCGCTGCCAGTCGCCCTGCGATTAATAAAGAGTGTCAGCACCCACTCTGCCAGCGTTTCAGTATAGCCAGCGCCCTGGAATTTATAGCGGCTACCACCATAATGGGTGGACAGTATAGGGCTGCGCCCTTCTAGGTCTGTTAGCAGTGGTGGCCCTTCCAGGTTCGCCTGGATATCACCATCAGTAACAAGCCCATCAAATAGATCGCTTATCTCTGCCAGTAGCGTGCCTAAGTCAGTTATGGCCATTAATCAAACTCCCCCGACACGGCCAAGATCACATTATCACCCAAAGCGGCCAGCGCTGCTGGCCCTTCCACATCGGCCGCGTAGGTGAAAAACTGCACCCCACCATTGGCCTGGCGCACATAGGGCGCATAGCGCACGCTAGTGCCTAGCAGGGCTGCGATGCTATTGCCCGACTGATCCAGCTGGGCGAAAATGCTATTTTTAGTGCGCCCTGTGTCCACTTCGATATTCCCAAGCGTAAAGCGCTGCAATTGTAGCAGGGCAGCCTGGAATAGTGGCGCCAGCCCTGATGGGCTGATGGCCTGGGCTGCGCTGTTGTATTGGCCCTGGCTGCGCTCGGCTGTGCCGTTTGTGGATACCTTGATCATTCTGCTGCCTCCCAGGCTGCGCTGTTGGCAGCCAAAAAAGCCAGCGCTTCAATCCTCGATTGCTCCCAGGTGGATGATGGGCCACCGAATACAGCGGCCCTGATATAATCCGTGCCTAGTCTGGCGAACGTGGCCACAGGTGTGACTAGTGTATCGTAGGTAACATTTTGCAACGTGGTGTCAATAGTCGCCACATCCACCCCAAAAATAGTGGCTAGGCGCTGCTCAAAAGCGGCTACAGTCAAATTACTGGCATCAAATAAAGCCTCGAATAAAGCGGCCTCATTGTCCAGTCGTGTGCGCCAGTGGTTCCTGTGTTCTGGCCGCTGGCCGCTGTTAGCCGTGCCTATATTTTCCAGTTCAGCAGTAAGGATCTGTCTGTTTGCTGGGGAAAGTGCCAAATTTTCAAAAATCATGTAGCCGTGCCAATTCGCCATAATGTTCCTAGTTTATAGTAGCCAAAGATAAGACCTGCTCCGCTGTGAGCGCATAATCAAACAGCACCACCTGGGCCAGCCAGCCATCCCACGGATTAACTATTGGGTTTTTACTGCCTGCGCCTATTAGTGTTAGATCAGCATCCAGCGCACCCGCCCACGTTCCCAGTGTTGTTTGTGTACTGCCTGACTGAGAACCATCAATGTACGCAATAACCTCGTCGTCTGACACAGACCAGGTGATCGCTATGTGTAGCCAGTCAGTGGTCGATAATGAAGATACTGTAACTGCGCTCGTTGTGCCCCCTGCGTCGTACAGTATAAAAAAAGTTCCAGTGGTCGAGCTTTTTTGAAGGAGTATCCTGTTGTTTCCATCAGCGGCCAGTATAACTGGCGCTCTGTTTGCCCCATCCGACCACACGCCAACATTGGCCGCCTTGATCCAAATGCCCAGCGCGCCCTCGCTCTTGTTGATCACTGCGTCTATAGTCGTGTGTGGCACATTGGTACGGTCGTTCACGCCATCGTATAAGTGGGCCAGTGTGCCAATAATTGGCCCAGGCGCATCTCCGACCGTCACACCATCGGACGTCCCATCTAGCCCGTTGCCGCTAACATCAAAGACAGTTACTCCGCTCGTTTCGGTAAGTGGCCAGTAGCCAGCGGGTGACAGCCCCAGCACTTTTGACTGGTAGCCACCAAATGCAGCCACATTGACAGCGCTGCGATAACCAGCGCCCAGTGAAGGTAGGCCGATCATCAGTGCGACTGCTCCCCGATCATCATCTGGATGATCATATCATCAGCCGCAGCAGCCACAGCATTATTATCATAAATTCGGATATCATAGGCCGCTGGTAGGATCAGCGTGGGGGGAAGTGGTGTCGTGAGATAGGTACTATCACGCAGCGCGCCTAGATCGGGCATCCCTGGTGCAAATAAATAATTATAGGTCAGGCTAGCCGCTTGGGTAACGCCTGCCTGTAGCTGCATCACAGTATCATCGGCGCTGTCCCTGATCAATACCTCGATCTGTCTATCACCTACTGTGGCTGTACTCGTTAGTTCGATCCAGATCCACATGACCTGCCAGATCCGCCCAGCAGGAACAGTGAAAAGTTTATCGCTATCGTCGGCCGTTTCTTCTGCCTGCAATTGCAGATCCCAGGTGTTAGTGGGTCTGTATAGGGTAAAATTTCCCATTATGTTATTTTCCTTTGTTGCAAAATAATGCGCATGTAACCCGCTTCCTCTGATCGGCTGATCCCATCATTGTATTCTGCCACAGATCTGACTGTATAGTCAGCGCTGGATATAGTCACTATATCACCCTCTCTGACATCTGGCAGCGCCACGGCTACAGTGTCGTAAAATGCCTGGGTGACGAAAGCCTCGCTAACGTCCTGGATCCCAGCCTCCTGGGCCAGTTCTGGTGATACACTGCGCAGCGGGATCAGCGCCAGGCTGGCCAAATTAGTGGCAGGCGCACCCACTAGCCCAGCACTGATGGCTGGGTAGCGTTTTGTGCTGGCTGTCACTGTAGCCAATAAGGTGGCCCCACTCATAAGCTAGATCCATGTACTAAGCGCCTGGTGGCTATAGCGCGCCCAGCGCCACTAGTGCGACCACCCACGGCAATGCCCAGCAAAGCCTCAATAGCAGCCGTGCGCTGGTGCCAATGCTCTGTGCGCCCTTCCAAAGTAAAATCAGTCGCGTGGCGTGCGTAGTATCGATGTAATTTGTGCAGCATATATAGCTGAATTGAATCAATAGCACCATCAACCCGATCCAGCGTTAGGTATCTAACATCTGGCTGGCCATCAGCGCCCACTGCTCCAAACTCCCTAAGTGCTGCATCTACAGCCTCTGTATAGTCGCCCTCTGTGTCTGTGCCGCTAGGCGTGGTCACAAAGCCAGCATCTTGGGTGGCCAGATCGCCTAGTATATCGGCTGCATCATCGGCCAGCTCTAGCCGTGTTTTTTCGACCACGGCCACTGACACATCATCAACATAAACAGCAGCAGTATCATAGGTCAGCGCCAGCGTATAGGTGCCAGATGGCAGCCCCACCCGATTGCCCTCGGTGTTAGCAAAAGCAGTGGTAGCACTTTGGGTGGCTGTATAGGTAGTATTGCCATTACTGTCTGTGATCGTCAAGGTCAGATCGCCAGTGCCTGTGACTGTCCTGGCGTATATGTCGATCATATACTCCCTTGACGTGGGTGCGCTGAACTGCTGGCTTACAGCATCCCCTGCCCCAGTCAGATGGCAGGCACCTAACTGATCATTACCTACGCTGGCAATGTATACGGCACTAGTCGCCACTGTCCACGATCCAAGATCGCCTATAAAGCCACCATTAAAGATCTTGTTGGCACTCATTGGCTAGTCATCCAGCTCTAGTGGTTCTGGTTCTGGGTTCCAAATTGTGGCCAGTGGTCGCCCAGCACGCTGAAAACCTTTAGCCTCGATCAGCGCGCCTACTTCTGCCCTGGTCGCTTTTCGGTAGCCAGGTTGACGCAGTCGCACAGCAGCCAGATCGCGTGTGACTTCATGGATCGCCCCTGCTGGGTTGACAATGAAGTAGCGCGCTTTTTTTCGTTTTGGCTTTCTCGTTGTTGTTGTTGTCATTTTTACCTCGCTTTATAGGTGGCCCAGCTATCTGGGCCACCTGTTACATTTTACACTAAATTAGGCAAACGTGATAGCACCTGAAACCTGTAAGCGGCCATCAGGCATAACCAGCACCAGATACCAGGTATCTATGCCAGTTTCGGTAATATCAATATCGATATCACCATCAGCCTCGCATGTTGCCAGCCCTGCCAGGTTGGCTGTCCATTCAATCAGCAGGCCATCTGTGCCAATAGCTATACCACCACTAGCAGCAGTGCCAGCAATAGAATCACCATTCGCATCATCAGACATATACCACGGCAAGCAAGTGCGTTCTGTTAGCTCGTTGCCATTGTGGCGATCCGTCAATTGAACGCCTACATTGATAACATTAGCAGCCTCTGTGCCTATCGTGAAAGTTGCGTCTAATTTCAGCCCTCGGTGAGTTAAAAATTTACTCATTGGTCGATCTCCCTTAGCTAGATGCTAGACTTAAATTTCAGTAGTAGAAACTGATACGCCGTGACTATCTCGCAGCTCTTTCACCCCGTACAGCACATCAATAGTGACCTGTACACCCAGGTGATCTGCGTTATAGCTCATAGTCACGCGCAGCCCGATCCCATTTTCTGCCATCACTACCTGACTTACGCCAAACTCCGCAGGTGCAGAAGCCATAGGCCGTGTAGCCAGAACGAAAGCGTTTTTATGGAAAAAGAGGTTTTTAGCCTGGGCTGTGGCAATGGTGATCTTCTGATCCATGAACACATCGAAGCCCATAAATTTACCAGCATAAGACTGCACCAGGCCAGTTGGGCCTGGTTCGCCTTGAACGCTTGAGTAGTCGCTGCTGATAAACCGATCCAGCGCCAACAGTTCAAACTCTGCATCTTCGTGCAAAACAGCGGCCCGATTGCCCAGCGGTGCTTTAGCTGAATTGAGCAGGCGGCGAGCCTCGCGAAAATCAGTTTCGCCCAGCCCCGCTGTGGCGTCAATGGTTTGCGATAAGCCAGTGTACAGCGCTGTTAAGTCGGCATCGATCTGCTCTGCCATAACGGCCATAGCATCACTGATGTATTGGGCTTGCAGATCTGGCCGTGCGAACCACGCGCCAGGATCCTCGATGATAAAAGAAACTTCTTTATGCTTATCTAGTGTCACAGTGACAGCCGTGTCTGACGGATTTTGAAGTGTGACCACTGTATCTGCTGCTTTGTCATTAACTGACAGCGCCCCAGTAAATGGGATCGTGATCACGTTGCCAGCCTGGGCTACTTCATTGTCCCAGTCGCGTGCTACCAATTGCAGCATCACTGTGTTTGCTTGTAAATAGCCCAGCGCCTCTGCTGCCACAATCGTGGGGATGCTATTGGCTGCTTCGCCTATGCCTATGTTTGCCATGATATTTTTTACCTCTTATTTTGTATTCATATTATTATTTTAGTATCCTCGCGTTTTACGCCTGCTAGGCTATTTTATTTTCTGGCAGCCAGTATGCGCTGCTTATTCTTACGCACCCAGGCTGGATCGGTCAATTGGCTGGCCGTGATCGCCCCTGGGCCAGCGGCCTTGCCATTCACACCAGGCACGCCTGGCGCTGCTGGCTTCGCCCAACTAGCTAATTGACCAGCATCTGTGGCCAGCTCCTCTGCTGTAGTGCCCACTAGCCTGGCTGCCATCTCTGCTGGTAATCCAGCATCTGTGGCCACCTGTAACCGCAGCCTGGCCAGCTCTGCTGCGCTCGTGGCCGCTGTCTGGGCATCCAGATCGGCCTGTAATTTTTCGGCCAGGTCTTTGAAATTCTGCTGTTCGATCAGCTGGGCTTTTTCCTTATCTGCCTGCTGGCCTCGCAGCGCGTCTAGCTCTGCCTGACTGGCCTTAAATTTATCATTGACCTGTTTGAATCGGTCGTAGGGCACTGGCCCTGGCTCTACTGCTGCCACTGGCTCTGCTGGTGCCGTTGTTGGTTCTGCTGTTTCTTCTGTCATAGTTTCCTCTTTCGCGTTTTACGCCTGCGTAGGCTTAAAATAAATCATCCCAGGACAGTGCCACGTCTACAGTATTAGATGCTGATGACTGGGCTGACACGGTCAGCGTTTGCCCTGGCAATAATGGATTGGTGTATTGTTTAAGATCAATAATAATACTATCCGATTTGGATAGGCCAAGCGTGAAGATCTCGTCACCCCCAGCCAGCGTGGTGCCTGCCTCGTCGTATTCTACTGGGCTGTTCGTGGTGTGGTAATCTGTCCAGCTAGGCGTGCCGCCCAGCGTGGTGTCTAACACGCCCCTGATCCTTACTGACTTATTCCCATCAGTGGTCACACTCAGGCTAACAGGTTGCGACCCCACCCGATTGCTAACGCCTGCATAGGAAACCTTGTTGCTGATGGTCAATACAGCAGCCTCAGTAGTCACTGCCAGGCTAGTGTAGTGTGTCCTGTGCAAGTTCATGGGGTGATGTTCGGCACTCATGGGCCAGCCATGAAAGCCAGCCACAGCGCTGGATGTGCGTAGTGTTATATTGGTATCATTACTTGCGTTTTCTACACTGGCGAAAATTGGCAACGTGGGATTAAGAACGGACACATCAGTGCTTGTATTAGCGTATTTTATCATGTGTACCAGTGCAGTATCACCTGTGCTAGGTTCCTCTGCGAAATACATTAATCCTCCGTAGCCCAGCCACTGATAATAAATCTGGAGTACATTACCCAAACTTGTATTTATTCTTTTTCCCAGGGTCGTGTGCAGCCGCTCTGACCACTGATCACTTATGTCCCAGACATCAACCCCACCACGCCTGCGCAGTGTGCCAAAGTCTAGGCCGTTATAGCCATAGGCCAGGGCATCTGTGCCGTTGCCTATGCCAATTAATTGCACAGCGCCAGCCGCTGGGGTGTCAAACACCACAGTAAACCTGGCCGCGCCCCCGATCCCTGGTGTGTATCTCAAGGATCTTTTAGTGTTAATTTTAGCCAGGCCGCCCGCGGCTGCGCTGGTTTGCAGCACTGCGCGCCCAGCATCCTGGGTGACAGTGCCCCCAGTGGCTGTGGTCACATCTACGATCTCAGTATTAATATTATAGGCAAACAGCCACGCCGCTGTAGGTATTAAGGGTGCGATCAGCGCCTCGCCAAAGGCGCTTTTCCCCGATTTTTCCAGCATCCTCTGGCGTGTGTATTTTAAATTACTCATCAGCCCTGGCCTCCAGCTCTTTGCTGGCCTGCGCTCTCATGCTGCGCGTGGTCATATTGCTAGCTGCATCAAATTGCGGAAGATAAGCAGCCACACTAGTGCGGCAATTCCAATGGAAAGGAGGCTGCTGCATCTGGCGTGCAAATGGATCAGGCGTGCCTGATAGGCTGAACGGCTCGTCTAAATCTCTGATCTGGCCGTGCGCGCGCAAACATAAGTCCGTGGTGCGTGCGCTGCCTGTTTTGGCTATGACCTGCTTTTGCAGATCGGGCAGTTGGGCCTGTGCCCGTTCGTAGTAAAGCAGTTTAGCATTATTATCTGCCTGAATAACTGCGCGCCTGGTCATTAGCTGCGCGCTGGTAGCTCCTCTAGGGAACGGCCCAGCCTGCGACGAAAACAGCCGCCCAGCCAGATCGCCAATGCGTTCACCAGCGGCCAGCCCTGCGCGCATATCAGCCAATAGGCCAGCGCGCACAGCAGCCACCAAATCTGGGATCTGGTCTATGGCTGGTCTGATGGTCAATTCCACCAGATCATTGAAGCCAAACTCAAAAACGCCAGCCCCAGCAGCCGCAGCCAGTTGGGCTATTTCGGCTACAGCAGCCTCAAAGGCAGCCGTGCTTGAATCGCCTAGACTGTCGCCAATGATGGCCCCTAGCTGCTGCTCTAGTTGGGCCAGTCTATTGGTCATGGCCCTGATCAGCGCTGCGTCATTTGACAGCGTGCGCAGTTGGCCTGGCGTGGGATTAGGCCCCAGCAGTGCCACGCGCTCCATAAATTCTGCCAACAGATCGCGCCTGGCCTGCTCATAAGCAGCGGCCACCGCTTTGGCCGTGGCTGCTTCCTCGCGCAGCACTACAGCCTGCTGGGCTGTTAGCTGTGACAGTTGTCTATCTCTTACATTAGCCATCCAGTGCCAGCTCCCTATCTAGTGCTATCTGTTGCAATTGTTGGCCAGTAGCTGCTGCTTCTATCTGGATCCTGGTTAAATTGTCAGCCGTGATCACTGGCCGCAGTGGATCAAACATTAGATCCATTGTATCCAGCACGGCCAGCTCCGACTGGTCAGGCATTGTGCCAGCAGCACGCCCCACCAGGCGCAGCGCATCAGCCAGCGCCTGATCCACTATCTTGCGCATCATGCGAATTTTGGCCACTGGCTCTGACATTTGAATCTCTATAGTAGCCACGGCCACGCGTTCGATCCCAACCAATTGAGCGAACGCCAGTTCGGGTAGCCCATCCTTAACCTCTTGTTTTATCTCTTTGATAAAATCCAGCACCCCATCAAAATCCACAGCAGCTAAAATAGCTTTCACATCAGATCCCTCCGGAAAGAACCAGACAGCCTCCCCTGACTTTTCAAGATCGCCAGGCTCTGCACCAAACGCCGCCCACTGTGGTTCTACGTGGCGCTGGATAATATTGGCCAGGTGCGTGGCCTGTAGATTGACCTGATCCAGACTGGCTATAGCATCATCGAATGTAGGTTCGCCCCAGCCATCCCCTGGATCGTTCTTGGCCTCCACTAAAGGCACAAAGCCCAAAGCGTTTATATAAGCAGCCTCGCGCCCTACCAGTCCTGCTGGCTGCCCAGCCACGAAAGTGCGCACGCTGTCTGGCTCGATCACAGTAGCGGCCTCTGCCTGCTGTCCATTTTCATCAGTGGCGCTGGATATCAGCACGGCCTGGGTGACTGTTGGATCCCAGGGCGCTGCCGTACGGGTAACGTATAGATCTGGTCTGATGGCCTGCAAAAAGATCTGGCCATTATTGCGATCATCGACCACCCATAGCCCAGCCTCGCCCATCGCCGCCATATAGCGTACAAAAATGTCACCATTGACTGGCCATCTTGACGCCTGGAATACAGCAGCCACCGCTGGTGCCAGGTCTGTGGCCGTGCTGGCCAGTTTCCAATGACCTGGTATTAGCGCCACATCTAGGCGCACCGCCCTGGCCAGTGGTGTAAAAAGCGGCTGCACAGCACTAGCAAAGCGCTGGCCCATCATTGCCATAGTCATGGTTTTGAAAGAGTCAGTTTTGCCGTAAACTGTGGCTTTGTAGTAGGCCCAGTTCCGTGCAAAGCGCGACTGGCGCTGCTCGAATTGAACGGCCAGATCTTTAAACTCATCTAGTGTAAATATAGATCCGCTCGCCACTAATACCTCCCAAACCCTGCCACATTGGCCGATCTGGCTTTTTTATCCCTGGCACCTATGCCCAGCGCGATCACAGCCACGCTGATGGCATCGATCTGATCATCGTGTGCACCATGAGGGAAATTTTCTAATTCATTAAAAAAATCATTATTCCAGGCCCCAGCCACAGCATAAACCAGCCCAGCCTCGGCCATCTCTAGCCAGGGTGTGGCCCTGGTTACTTTGTCGCCCATTAGCTGCTTTCTGGTCATGTTGCGCATACTGACGCCCATTAGCTGGGGATCTGCGCGCAGATCAGCCAGGTGGATGCGTTCGAAGTTAGCTTGGCCTGATACCATTTTGGCAGCTCTGCCAGCGGCCACTAATTGATCTTTGACCATTTTCCTGGCCGCTGCTGGGCCTAGTTGGCCTCTTTCTATATGGCTGATAATCAGCCTAGCCTGGCCAGTTCGATCTGGCTGCCACAGCCCCACCCTAGCGATCACTGTATAATCTGGATCGCCTGCTTTGGGGCTGGCTTGTTTTTCTGTCAGTGCCCAGTCAGTGCCGTATATCCAGCGCACGCCTGTGGCTGGTGCCACGGCCAGCACTGTGATGGCCTCGCGCCCTGCCAAGTGGCCACCCGATGGGCGTGGTCGCCCTTGCATCAGGCTGTCAAAAGTTAGGGGTGCTGTGCGCTTTGTGGCCAGGTGCTCTGCTGCGCTCTCTTTGGCTGGCCATAATGCCTGGCCTGGCTCTCTATTTAAGGGATCGCGCTCGTCTACCGGTAGGCCCATCGTGGCCACCGCTGCGCGTTCTTTTTGTGTTTCGGCCAGGGCTGGTAGGCGCAGCATCACTAGCCGCTCCTCGCTCTCTCCGCTGGCCAGTTGTTTGGCCAGGCGTCCTGCTGGATCGTTCTCTGACCAGCGCGTCCAGATACCCAAAATAAATCCCATGGGATTGACGCGGGTGCGTAATACATCATTCCACCAGTCCCACAACTGATTAATATAGGTCTGGCTGTTGGCCTGTGCCCGATCTTTGATGGGATCATCGACTATGCACAGATCGGCGTGCTTACCAGTCAAGCCCCCACCCACCCCAGCAGCTACGCAGGCTGGGAAAGTATCACCAGCCAGCGCCCACTCCTCGCTGCTTTGGTTGTTTTTCGATAGTTCAAAGTGGGGAAAAAGTTTTTTGAATTGGGCATTGTCCCTGACCAGCTCTAGCACAGCTCTATTATTAGACTGGGCCAGGGTCGCATTATAGCTGGTCAGTATAACCTGATGGCCACCCACGGCCGCCAATGGCTGGCCTGTTTCTTTGGCTACCTTGCGCGCCAGGCGCTGCGCCTCTGCTCGTCTAGCCACAAAAAAAGCAGGTAGCTTTCTCGATACTAGGCTGCTTTTCCAATGGCCTGGGGGTGTGGTTATAATTAGAATCTTTTTACCATTACCAGGCACAGCATCAAACAGCGATCCGTTAGCCGCACCCTCAATATAGTTGGCGATCAGTGCTAGATGCTGTGCCCGATAATGGTTACTAATAAACGAGTCAAGCGCACCAGGGCTGGCTGCCCCCTGATCCACATAGCAACAGAAGTCTGTTAAGTTAGTTCGCGCCAGTTGACGCCTGGCACGTTCTCTGCGTGCCATCGCCGATCTTTGGCTGGTGCTAGTGGTTGCAACCTGGGCGATCATAATCCCCCAGCCTCAACATCATCAGACAGCCCAGCCAGCCTGGCCAGTTCCTGATCGCTCATATTTTCCATTGTACTATTATCATCTAGTGATAATTCGTGTTTTGATTTCGGTGTATAAATACCTGCTATTTCCAGGTACACTTTTCTATCTGGTGCGTGCTTATAGCTGGGATCACTGGCGCTAGTGGTCAGCGCTGCCACCACATCTGGCGCACTTTCTAGCAGCGCTCCCATAGCCAACTTAGCCACAGCAGCATCTATAGCCGCATTTTTAGTGCGCCAGGTTCGAATTGCTGTAGTCGTTTTCAAGCCAATGATAGAAGCAAAATCAGCCAGTGTGGCTGGCTGCCTGTAAGTGGCTGGCAGTGCAGCCCAGGCAATGTAGGCCGCTTTTCGCCACGGCCAGCCCTCGCCAATAAGTGCAGCAAACTGATCGCCCCAGGATAGATCGCCCAACATGGCTGTAAACAGCCGCCGCTCTGCTTCGTGGCTCTGATCTAATAAATTTCTGGCCTCAACATTGAAACCTGGTAGGGCGTTCTGCTGCGTGCTCATAGTCCCATTTTAGACAATTGGCCGCCATTTGTCAAAGTAATGATGTATAGACCCGCACTAGAACGCCTGTATTAATAAGTAGTGGATTAGAACGGCCATTCTAGTGGGCCAAAATCGCCAGCCTGGGCGCATCCTGCCAAACGGCCAAAAACGGCCAGCCAGGCCACGTGCGCTGGTAACATAGGCCAGCCATCAGGCGTGGTTAAAATCACGATTTTAGTACCATCTGTTCTAAAAAGTAGGCCCAGCCATAGAACAAACAAGCCAAAAAAAATAAGGCTACCAGCAATTATGCGCTGGTAGCCTTACAGGTGAAAGGGTAGCAATTCCCTTAAAATGAGCTAGTCAGGAGGGACTAGTCAAAAAACAGTATAGCACTCCGCTGGCTCATTGTCACCTGTTTTTAAGGTTGCTTATTTATAACGTTGCTCCACTCTAGCACCCAAACCCAGGGATTTGATGCCCAGGAATAGCCTCTCTGGCTGTTTATTTTCTCCCAAAGGGACGCAAACGATCCCACAGGTGAAGCATAGGAGGAATAATGATTGTGCCAGTTGTTGGGCTGTTCTTTTGTTGTGTCGCCCCCGTGAAACCCGTGCCACATATAGTTTTTATACGGCATAGGTCGTAGGTCTAGTTCTGGTTTATATTTTGGCTCATTTATATCATCTTTGGAAAAAAGAGGATCGACCCCCTCCGCCACAGCAGCAGCATCTGTGATATCCTGTAACCGCTCAAAGTGGACACTGATTAAAGGTAGTGACAACCTACTAGCCCATCTAGGCATGAATATACTGGGCCTGGTGCGCCCTCGCGCCCACAATCCTGGTGGCGCATTTCTGGATGTGTCGTCAGCCAGATACCACACAGCGCTACCATGAAGCAGTTTCGATGGCTTGGCATCATCGTATATTTGATCAGTTTGCCATGTCTCGCGCACCCAGAGGGTGTCCTCGCAGCCATAACCTGGCCCCTTCCTGTCTCGCACCGTATGAGCATAAACATCATGGTAATCTGCATCTTGGGACAATCCCCTAATGACGCGTCTTGTTTGCGTTTTTTTTCCACTCAAGATAGATCTAATTAACTGACCAGAGAATAAGATCGGTTTATCGGTCATTGCGCACCCCCCGCACCATTGGCACTGGCCGCTGGTAATTCCTTAGCCTTGCAAAATCGCTTGTGAGCATTCAGCGCCTGCACTGTGTTACTGTTTAGCACCTTGCCACAGTCAGGGCACTGGCCAGTTATGACCTGGCCCACTACTGCTGGTACAGTGCTGGCTGGTGCTGGCTCTGGCGCTTTTGCTTTTTTGCCAGCCGCTTTAGTGCTGGCACTGTGCTGGCTCTTTGCTGGCATAGTGCTGGCACTACTGACCAGATCGCCCTGGGCCACAGCCACGCCCCCGACAATAAAGCCAGGGGAGACTACCACAGCCACGGCCCACATCGATCTGAACCAGGCAGGCAGCTGGGCCAGGCTGGTGCCATCCATACGAACGAAAATATAGGGCGCTAAAATAAAAGGCATCAGGATAAACAGCCCAGCCACAAAGCCAGTCAAGATCACCCACTTGTGATCCAGGTGTTTGCTGTTGTGTCGTTTGCGTGGCTTCATTTTGCCCCAGGCGTCCAGCAGATAGGCTGCCCCCAGCACTTCTATGAAGCCCATCCCTATACCTGCCAGGACATTGGCAGCCTGTAGTCCTTGCTCTACTACATGAGGGATCACAGTGCTATCTGCTGCGATAAAAGCGCCAGCCCATCTGGGCATCGATACCAGCAGCGCCCCCCACATAAGGATCTGGCCATAATCTACAATACGTCTATTTGTCGCTTTTGATTTTGTATTTTTCTTGCTCATTTTTTATTCACCTTTTATGCCTGTTTGGTAGTTGCTAGCCGTTAAATGTAATTATCTCAATAATCTTTTTAGCCTCCACTCTATCGCTCTCTTTCTCAATTTCCGGTAAACCTGCATAGGGTGTGTTCATTTGCCGCACCCACCTATCGACAAATTCGCCTGGGAGGCGCAGCCCACCCTCGCAATCGTCGTGCATTTTACTAAACATATACTTCATCCAGCCCGACCAGGCTACATGAGCGCAGTCAGCCAGCCTCTCGATCAGTTCATCATCCTCTAGAAAACAATCTTTACCTATCATGTGCGCATCCTTTTGCGCCTGCGACCGCCCCGCCCTGGATGGCCGCAGGCTTATAATTTTGGTTCTGTTCTCGTTCAAAAAACCAAACCAAACCAACCAAAAACCAAAAAATCAAACCATCACCCCCTGGGGAGGTAAGTGGTCAGTATGGCTTTTCCTTCTGTTGTCAATGTGTAACCACGGCCCGATTTTTCAGCCAGCGCGCGCCCATCAAACGTGCGCCCACCCTGCCCAGCCACCTGGCCAGCAGTGAAGAATGGTAGCAGCATTTTATTATACTGGCTCTGACTCATTACCCGATCATCACCCACGGCCAGCCCCTGCCTGGAAAAAGCACGGCCATCGACTAGCACGGCCAGCGCCACTGCTGGCAATAGCTGATCCAGTGGCCCTGGCACGTCGAAGCGATCCAGTTTTAGCTGGCCTGGCGCTGTCTCTTTTTCAATTCTGATCGTCCGTGGCTTTGGCGCAGCCAGTGTGGCTGGCCGTGCCTGCCCCTCTATAAAGTTTACGTTGCGTCTATTAATGACAGCCTCCTCCTGCTCTGCCATCGTGCTGGCATACAGCACCACCAGGCCCACTAGGCACAGTGCCCCAGTCATCACCACCACTACCACTACCTCCCTCCACAGCCAGTTAAAGTGGCCAGGATCTGTGGCCACGTCCACAAAATTGGGGCAGCGGATTATAAACCACATCAGCCCAGCCATACCTGCCAGCCAGGTGGCCAGGGTGCCCAGCGCCTGGATAGCCACAGGATCAAACGTGGCCTTTGGCGTTTTTCGTTTATACCAAAAATCTGACACATCGTCAGGCATCGCTGATACCAGATCGGCTAGCTGTTGAGGATCTCTCTTTTTTTGTTCCTTGATCATAGTCACAGGCACGCTGATCGCGTCCTGTGCTTTTTTCATTAATTGCATTTTATCACCTAGTCCTGTAATTCCTTGACCAGCCACAGCCGCTGCTGCATTGTCGCCGCTCCCATTGGCTGCTGATCTGTTTTTCCCACAGCGGCCCCTGACAAACCTCGCAGCGTGCGCCTGCTGGTGTTGGCTGCCATCCCTGTGCGCAGTGGCTGATCATCTGCTTAAATTGACCCCAGGCAGCCAGCCTGGGTGCTGTGCTGTTGCTACTCATTGCACCGCCCCTGTACCACCACACGATCTACACTCGCCAGTAGCGCCACAGACATCGCAGTAGACTGGCCCATAATTATCATCTGTGTTCATACCTAGGCCCTCGCAGTATGAGCACACGCCCACCACTTGCTTGCCTACCATAGAATACTGATCGAATGTTTGACAATCTTGGCACACATCACCATCGGATTCTATAGAATTTTCACTGAGAACAAGCGTCGTTCTTTTTGACATTTTCGCCCAGTCGTATGGCTCTCTGAACCAATTACGCACAATTGCTTTATTTACCATTACTCTGCCCCTTATTCAAATGCTGCCCCAGCGCATACACTAGCCGCAGCCCAGACACATCACCCAGCCCTGATGCACAGCCTCGCTTTAGTTCCAGCCCGTTGCGCAGATCAGCAATGGCCTGGGCTACTTTTGCCCGATCTTCATCTGGCAGCGCCTGAAAATGTCCCTCTAAAATTACTGATTTCTCCGGTTTTTTGCCCATTTTTTTATTCACCTTTTCATTCAATTAGACACAAGACAGATTAAGACAATACTTTTTCACTTGGGAGTAACGCGTGTATAGCTGATGCCTCCTGGGGATTTTGTGTCTTAATCTGTCTTATGTCTAATTTCATGTATAAAACTCTTTTTTTACTCATTCTCTATTAACATTTTCGTCATTTTGCCGTTATGCGAAAATAAAAAGCAAGTCAATAAGTCAAGATTTTGTGTCTTAATCCGTCTAGTGTTTTCTATGTGTCTTATAAAACCATCCCTTTCTGAGCCAAAGCAGGCACGCCTGGCGCATCTGGCCGCAGCCGCAGCCCCCAATAACCACGCACCTGCTTACCAGCCCTGGTAGTCCTGGCTGGGCTATAGCCTTTGCTGGCCAGACTGATCCCAAACCAGCGCACTTTTTTGATCTGATTAGGTGCGATCCCCTGGCTGGCTGCCCACGCTTGAAAGGCTGCGTACAGATCGCCACTAGTCATAAAACAGTCATCATCTCGACACTCAGGATCAGCCACAGCCATGCAATCATCGATCCATTGTCTGATCAGATCCTGCTCTAGTCGCTGCTGTGCTGTAGCCGCCTTAATTGCTTTAGGTGCTACTAGCCCGTCCTCGCTAGCATACCAGGCAATGGCCCCAGCCACAGCCCAGGCCAGCACGCCCTCTAGCTGTGCTGGCTCTCGTAGTCGCCGCTTCAGTCCTTTGTCCTCTCTGCCTAAGTGGCTATGGGGAAAATTGATCACGTTCGCCCTGCCCCACGCCGCGTGGTCGTCAACATCCAAATTAAGCGGCCAGTTAGACGTCATCCAGATTTTAAATCTGGGCCAGTATTCAAAGTGATCTTTTCTTTTAAAGGAGCAGCGCACCTGGTTGCCACCAGTCATGGCCTTGATCTTGGCCTCGTTAATTCGCTTGTATTTTCCGCTCTCTGCTGCTGTGATAAATCTACTAGCAAACAGATGGGCCAGATCAAAATTATCTGTGTCGCCAGATCGATCTGCTGTCAGGGTCGCAAAGTCTACCTCTTTACCCAGTGGATCCCCCAGCAGCGCCAGTAGTGTCTCAGTAAATGTGCCTTTGCCGCTGCGCGTAGGCCCATAAAGATAAAAGAAGATCTCCTCCCTAGTCTCTCCTGTTAGGCTGTAGCCCACAGCCTGCTGTAGATATTTGATCACCTGGCTATCCACACTTAGGCCATCCTGGCCGATCACCCCGCATAAGAAGATCAGCCACTGACTATAATCTGCATCTGGATCATAATTAGTGGGTAGGCAGTAGGTAAAGTGCTGGGTGCTGCTGTCGTGGGCCATTAGCTGGCCAGTGCGCAGATCTACCACCCCGTTAGCACAATTGAGCAGCCACGCCTGCTGATCAAAATCAGTATACTCTGCCTGTGCGATCACTCGCAGCTGATCCCTGGTGCCAGTGATCCAGCCTCTATTTGTCGATGTGCGCTTGAGTAGCTCCCCATATGAATCACGCTGATCAATGGCTGCGTGTGCGCGCTGCTTGAGTGTATCAGTAACAGCGGCCTCCACGCCTAGATCGGCCCCCCGCTGCCAGTGGGTGCCATTAAAGCGCAGCCAGCCCCATTCATTCACATATAAAAACTTGTTAGGATATAGCAGCGCCAGGCACCTGGCGTGCCCATGATGGCTGGCTTCTTCTTTTAACAGCGCAGCCTTGATCATCGCCTCATGGGTGCCATCGTCACTGCTGGACACTGGTTTGCTGGCTGGCTTGTTAGCTGGCTGGCTGGCAGATACCTGGCGCTGTTCTTTCACCATCGCATCTAGATCGGTTAGGCCGATCCCCATAGCGCCTGCGATATCTGATCTGTTCATGCGCCAGCTAATAACATCCAGCCGCACGGCCTCTGCTACTGTGGCACGCACCGCACCCACCCTGGCAGTGCCACCCTGGGCAGTAGCCACCTGGCCAGCCAGCCACATCACATACAGTGGCGCATCCTGTAACAATTCAATCACCTTGCTGCGCCCTGGACGATCATTCACTAGCCAATCATTGGGATCTTTTTGTGGCCATGTCACCACGCGCACCCCAGCACCCAGTAGGGCAGCGGCCGCACCTGTGCCAGCGCGCCCAGCCTGATCATCATCCAGGCCCAGGTAGATCTGGCCGTGGCCTGCTAATTGCTTGGCCAGCACTAGATCCAAACTGCACCCAGCCAGCGCCACAGCAGCCACTCCCCACTGGGCCAGGGTGATGGCATCAGCCTGGCCCTCGACTATGACCACATTTTTTGCCCTGCTCTGATATTTGTGATTAAAGTATGGCCGCCGATCCCCCAATAGTATGGCTGGTGGGTTCCACATCTTGGGCACTGCGCCTGGCTTTGTGGCCCTGGTGCTAAAGTAGCGCACCCGACTGGCCAGGCTGTGGCCATACACTAGCGACATAGCAGGTATGCTGCCAGCAGCTTTAACCACATCATGATCCGCTGCCAGCCCTTCGATCTTCATAGCACGCAGTAGTGAGTGGCGATCACCATCATACCAGCCCAGCCCAGCCTCTGCGCCTGTGTCTAGCGCCCAGCCCCTGCTGGCTCGATAGTCATCGTAGGCAGCGCTAGTGGCTGCGCACTTTATGAAGTAGGCCATCACAGCGCCCAGCGCATCCTGGCGCTTTCTGGTGCGCTGCCAGTCATCCGATCCCGCACCCCAGTCTAGATCCATGCCTGCCCTGGCTGCCAGCCATTCAACTGCCTGCTTAAATGTATAACCGTGGACATTTTCAAGCCAGCTGATCACATCGCCCTGATGGCCCTTACTGTTCCACCAGTACGCCTGCTTATCCACATCTACCACCAGACTGCTGTGCTCTGTGGCTTTAAGATAGGCACGCCTGCCAGCCAGGGTGACTTTGGCCGTTTCGGTGATCACAGCCTCTATAGGGTTAGCTTGTTTAATAGTCTCTAGATCAATCTTCATTTTCAGGCCCTGCCCCATTGCCGCTGCCAGTAGGCTGATCGCTGCCTGTGCTCCCACTGACCTGGCTATCATAATCATCTAGGGCATCCAGCAAGCCGGCCCTAAAGTTTAGATCCTCTGCCAATGCGCTGCCATAGGGTGCAGTGGCGACCACGGCCCCATTTTTGAAAGTCCACAGCCCATCATTTTCAGGCCGCCGATCCAGGGCAGCCAGTAGGCCATCGCCAAAATCCAGATCCTCTGCTTCTGCTGGCTCGTCTAGTTTCAGGTAGCCCTGAGCTGGTATCATCAGGATATTATAGCAAACGTGGCAAAATTCACCGCCGAATTCTGGATGTGTTACTCGCCACGATCTGCACTCAGGGCAGTAGGCAAAGCTATCAGGCAGCCCCACCCATGACACTGGCCGATCTTCTAGCGGCTCTCCATCTGCCTGGGCCTTGTAAACATCCAGCAAGTGCTCCAATACTTTAGTGAGTCTATAGATGAGTTTCTCCATTGCTTGGCTGGCAGCGGGAGGGATCTCCCAGTCACTACTCTCCCCAGTCGTGACAATTTGCTCCGCTAATTTGTCAGCAGCGTGTGACAGCACCCCCCAGCGACTGGGGGGAAAGTGCGCGCGCTGGGCCATCGTGGCCAGCACCCCAGCACGCACCACTCGCCACGCATCACCCTGATCTTTATCTAGTTGATCTAACACGTTTAACGCTGCGCAAAATTCGATGTATTCAATGCTCATAATATTTTCCTTAGCAACCCTTTAGGATATAGCGTACATATTATTAAAATATGTACGGTCATTTTCGATATTTTTACGGTCATTTGTGGCCCAGTATAGCTGGATATTCCTGGCTGATATTCGCAGCGCATAGGCCAGCCCCAGGTAAGTGCACCCACTAGCCCAGCCAATCGACTACGTAAACAGCCAGTTGTGATGGCTATCCAGCCAGCCCAGCAGGCCAGATACTGTGACAATGGCAGCCCCAGCCCAGGTAATTGGCCCCATTCCTGGCCAGTGGTCGTGGCAACCTGCCCCCCACGTGGCTGAAAATGAACCCCAGGCTTACTTTTTCACTTTCATTGCCTACTGGCAACACTATATAATCACACGCTGGCATCACTGGCCTCGCTGTACAATTCTGAAAACCTGCGATTAATAGCGCACAGCATACCGTGATCGCGCTCGTTGTAACCCATCCCGATCCCATACTCATGCCACTCCTGATCCCATTCTTGCATGGCATCATGGAACGCATACCCACTGTCAAACATAAAATAATGATTATCTATGGTTATCTGGCGCAGCTTCTTACCGCTTTTTAGCGTAGGCCGATCCCTGTGATCATATGCTTCTTTAGCTATCTCTGATAACTGGTGTCCTAGATCCCATCTTGCCCGATCTGCGTCCCATTCCCGATCTAGAAATTTAGACCCCAGGTAGTCCTGGTTT